GTTGCCATATTAGCATCTTCTAAAGTATACAATGCGAAATTAAATTCATTAGATGTACCATCAGGCATTTCAATTTGCAAATTGATAGTTTCATCACCTACGATTTTTATCTGACCTATTTGATCATCCGTGTCTAATACTTTTATGTAAGCAATAGTGCCTGGATGAAAAATAGTTTCAAAAATTGATGCTGAAGAAAATGCATAACCTAAATCCAATGAACCTCTAGGCGAGGACAAAGTAAATGAAGTTATTGCTATATCACCTGGAACGTAATTATCAACCATTTAATATCTTTGTCAATTGTTTCGAAATTGGAAAAGCTAAATTTTTATTTACTAAATTTATAGATTTGTTTGCTTCGTTCAATTCATTTTCATAATCATAAGTGTAAACTGGATCCCAATAGCTTGCCTCTATAGCTGGTATATTATTAGCAACAGAAGCAACTGCAGTAAATGCAACATTCGTTAAACTTGCATTGCCAAATAGATAACTGCTGCCAGTAATAATAACGGTACTGTTTGGATAAAGAGTTCCGGAAACATTATTAATTAATACTGATGTACTGTTAGATGTTACAACCTGACCTTTACCAGTATAATTAGCATTGAAATTAATCGTTACAATTTCACCTTCCATAAAACTCGGTGCACCATTCGCATACACACCATTCGCACTATAATTTATAATTGAATTGGTGTTAATTGACCAATCAATTTTAGATCTAAAATAAGAAATAATATTGCCTTGATTATCATAATACGGTTCATAAAATTTATAAAGATTTGGATCTAATGCATTATAATTTGAAACACTAATTGTTCCAGGACTATTATACCAATTATTTCTATAAAACATAACACTATTTTGTAATACAGGAATAGATGTGTTATATTTTGATGTTATATAATTGTTAAAATCTGCAGCTGAAAGATACCACTGATAGTATGGATCAATAATACCATTGGTAAGATACATCATCCAACTTATATATTGATCAGAATAATAATTATCTGCAATTTGATCTGGTCTTTGACCTTGAACAACATCAAAAGGATAATAAAAATTAGGTGTATTTTTTGGTGTATTATATACTACTGCTCGTTCCATAATATTGATTACGGCAGTGTTAGAATAATTGATAACAGGAAATTTTACGAAATATCTTTCAGCCATTATTGTTCCTTATCTAGATCCTGGAGGACCATTACTGCCAGTATAATTAGTTTGTGTAGCAGTTTGATCATTTGTTTGTGCAGCTGTAGCTGAAGCTATATCTCCTATGCTTGATGAAGAAAGAACATTTTCTCTCAACCAATATTCAATTTCATGAAGATCAACTCTAAAATCAATTAATGTTGGAGCGTTTGTTCCTTGGAAAAAAGAAGGAACACCGCCTCCAGCATAATTAATGCTTACATTTGTGATGGCGCATGGTTTAAATTCATAAAGATAATTGCTTGGCGTTAATGTAATCAAAGCTAAATTCGGATAGGATAGAAATACACCTTTAGTCCCAGGTTGTAATGCTGGTAAAGCATTTGTTTTGAATGCTTGAACGATTGATACTATAGCATCTGATTCTTGTGGTGATCTTGGAGCAAATCTCCAACTAAAAGAATGTGTTTTAAAAGTTGGCGATTTAAATAACATAGTTAAAAATGGATTTTGCGCAAGACCAAGTAATTGATAACCTTGATCTGTTAAATTACCAAAACCTAAACCATTGACTGCTTTTGCTGCTAAATCAACAGCGCCACCAGCCAGTGCGCCAGTACCAGCTTGTTTAACTATAGATCCTAAACTAGCATTACCTTGTTGATAATCTTGAAGTCCATTTTCAATAGCAGCACCAATAATAGGATCTGTTTGGGTTGAAGCCCATTCAATACTTTGACTATCTAATAAATTTACAGGAATAGGAAGTTGAACACCACCAACTCTTGGAAATGATGGTTGTTCGAATATAGAACGTCTTTGATATTTTACAAACTGAAAATTTATATTGTAATTTTCCGGAAGATCCATAGGATATTTAATTTGTTCACCGCCAGCATATGATGCAGCGGATCCAGGAGGAGCATTTAATACAGAATTAACAAATCCACCTATAGTATTTGCTGTATTGTAAACTAAAGCACCTACAGCCATCGAAGTTAAAGACATATGAATTTCCTATAAATACTTTATTACTACTTAGATGAGATTTTGATATGGCATATAAAGGTACATTTCGTCCCAAAAATCCAAATAAATATGATGGAAACCCATCAAACATTATTTATCGTTCTAGATGGGAATTAGTATGCATGATGCGATTCGATGATGACCCAAACGTAATTAAATGGTCATCAGAAGAAGTTATTGTTCCTTACCGTTCACCTATTGATGGTAAAATTCATCGTTATTTTCCTGATTTTATAGTAAAAATAAAAAATAAAGAAGGTTTGATTGAAACAAAAATGATTGAGATTAAACCATATTCTCAAACCAAACCACCTGAAAAACAAAAAAACGTAACAAGAAAATACCTTAATGAAGTAGCTACTTGGGGCAAAAACGATGCGAAATGGAAAGCAGCGGCTTCATATTGTTCTGACCGTAGATGGACTTTTCACGTAATAACAGAAAGAGAATTGGGGCTTAACTTTTAATGGCATACATATTCCAACAAATTGCTGATAATGCAACAATAAAATATTATTCGCAAGACCAAACGGAACAGTCTTCACGCGATTGGTATCGTAATACAGCGGCAGCAGTAAAAACAGTTAATACTGTTAAAATGATGAATGACAAACAAAATATCGTCAGTAAACTTGATATTAATTCAATTGGCAAGATGTATATGTTTTTTTATGACCCAAAGTTAAAAGCAACACTTCCATACTACGATACTTTTCCTTTAGTATTCCCAATAGATTTTAAAGAAAATGGTTTTTTAGGAATTAATCTTCACTATTTACCGCCATATCTTCGTGCAAAATTAATGGACAATCTCTACAAGACTGCTAATAACACTAAATATGACAATAGTACAAAATTAAAAATTTCATATCAAACATTAAACAGTTCTTCGCAATTAAGTTACTTCAAGCCGTGCTTAAAAATGTACCTTTGGGATCATGTTGTTGGAAGTAACTATCTTAATGTTGAAACGAAAAATTGGGATGCTGCTTTAATGTTACCGACTGAAAGATTTAAAAAAGCATCAAAAGAAACAGTGTTTAAAGATTCAGTAAGAGCAACAAGATAATGCCAGCATTCAATATATCAGAATTTAAATCTAACATATCAGAATATGGTATTTTACAGAACAATAAGTTTTCTGTTTTTATTCCGATATCTCCGAATGTTCTAGTAAGCACATTTACTAATACACTTGATCCACTTTTTACTATTGATAGTATGAGAGCTTTACAGTTCCGTGCTGAGGCTGCTTCCGTTCCTGGATTTAGTTTACAAACTCAAGACGTGCGTGTTCAGGGTACTGGTGTAAATCAGAAAATGCCGTTTAATGCATTATTTCCTGATGTCAATGTTACATTTCTTGCAGATAGTGGCGCAGACATTTACAAATATTTTTATTCTTGGTTTTCTAACATAGTAGATTTTACTGGCTCTAGTTTTTCATTTTATCCTTCACCTTCATATGAAGTAGGATATAAATCAGATTACGTAACAGATATATCAATATTAGTTTATGATAATTTTGGCAATTTAACAAAACAAATTATTCTTTATGAAGCATTTCCAGATTCTATTACTGAGATACCATTAGATTGGGCTGATAAAGATAGACCAATGAAATTTACTGTAAAGTTTGCATATACTCGTTGGGGTATATATGGAATAAACAATATTATTGGCGGTATTGCATCAGCTGCAACAAGTTTCTTTTCATCTGGTTTGGGGAGCAGTATTTTTGGTGGTGATGGCAATCCAGTCGGCGGTTCTGTTGCTGCACCTTCAACAGAATCTGGTTCTTTTGGTTTTGCTGATGCTGCTTCAACTGGTGGTACTACTACTGCTACCACAGGAACTACTGATACATCTTATTTGTTTAGTTCATCAGAAGGCAGTACTTCATCAAGTACTGATACATCTTATCTATATTAATAATTAACTGGAGTATATTATGTTACCTAAAATTTCGTTTCCTACTTTTACTATCGAAATACCTTCAACTAAGAAAAAAGAAATGTTTAGGCCATTTCTCGTCAAAGAAGAAAAAATTCTTCTCATGGCTAAACTTTCTGAAAAAGATGAGGATATTTTAACAGCTATCAAACAAATTGTTAATAACTGTGCTATCGATGAAACATTTGATGTTGATAATTTGTCGATATTTGATCTAGAATATTTGTTTATTAAAATTAGGGCTGCTTCTGTCGAAGATATTGTAAAGGTTTCGTATAAAGATAATGAAGATAATAAAATTTACGATTTTGAAGTTAATCTTAATAATATTAAAATTATTTTTCCTGATAAAATAGAAAATAATATTAAAATTGGTGATGATACTGGTATTATTATGAAATATCCAAATGCTTCAATTTATGATGATAAAGAATTTTTAAATTCAGGTAATGATGCATTGTTTAATCTTATCATTAAATGCATAGATAAAATTTATGATGGCGAAGAAATGTATGACGTAAAAAGTTACAAAAAAGAAGATGTAGAAAATTTCTTAGAAAGTCTTGACGTTAAAACTTTTGAAAAAATTAAAAACTTCATGACTAACCAACCAAAAATGTCATATGATATTAAATACACTAATGCCAACGGTAAAGAAAGAACTATTAACTTATCCTCGTTATCTGATTTTTTTACCTTACGCTGAGTCATAATACGCTTCAAAACTATTATACTATGATATTTTCATTAGCTCAGCATCATAAATATTCGATAACTGAAATTGAAAATTTATTTCCTTTTGAAAGAGATGTATATTATGAAATGATTATGGACTATCTTCATGAGAAGGAAGAAAAGATGAAACAACAAAATGGCTAAATTTGGCAATACTGCAGTTGATGAAAATGCTCCTGATCCAGTAGCACCAACACCTGCACCCGTTGTCCAACCTTCTGTTGTTATCATAGACAATAACAATAACAGTTCATCAAACAATAATAATTCGCAAAATATACAAACAATGCAGTTAGCCACTGCACAAGCTCAAGCACAGGCTTCAGTTGGTCTTTCGCAAACTTCTATTGATAAAGAAGTTGTTGATGAACAATTAAAACAAGAAGAAGAACATTGGGTAAAAGCATATTGGAGGCCAGCCATGGGTTGGCTCTATATGCTTATTTGTTTTATGGACTTTGTTGGTTTTCCAATGTTAACAATATTTCTTCCAGTAATCTATAAAGGATTAGGCGTCCAATTTACATACACCCCATGGGTATCACTAACATTATCAAACGGCGGTCTTATTCATCTTGCATTTGGTACTATTCTTGGCGTTTCGGCATGGACAAGAGGACAAGAAAAATTAGCAAAAGTAGGTAGCAACTAATGGCAGGTACAATCGAACTCAGCGAAAAAGCATTTCAACAGATGCTTAAAAAAATTGAAGAACAAGGTGGTGGTGCAACACATCTTCAAGAAAGGCTTGCTGAATTAAAAGATGCAGGTATTGCAAATGCTACTGCTAATTCACCAGCAGTAAAACAATCAAATAAAATGTTAGCACAAGCTATCAGTGAATCAATTGTTTCTGGATTATCAAAAACATTAGCTAATGTTATAAAAGAAAATAGTAATGATGAAAAACTTGAGAGATTAATTACTCAAGATAAAGAAGAAATGGATACTCTTAATTCAAGTGTTGGTAATCTTACAGGCGAAGTTATTACAACAAATAGTTTATTAACTGACATATACAGATTACAACAATCTCAATTAGATGCAATGAGACAACTAACAGTTGGTATGCAACAAAGTAGTTCTGGTATAGGAAGCGCAATTCTTAATGGAATAGGAACAGCATTAGAATATATTGGTTTAAAAACATTAATTAATAAATTGTTAGGATCTAGTGAAAAAGATTTAGCAAAAGCTGCTGAAAAGGGTGGAGTAAAATTTGCAGAAGATGCTGGTAAAACAGCAGGTAAAGCCGCTGAAGCTGGTGAAAAAACAGCTGCTGATGCTGCAAAAATTGCTGAAAAAACAGCTGCAGATGAAGCCAAAGAAATGGCAAAACTAACAAGTAAAGCTGGCCAAGATGCATCAAAAGTTGCAGCAAAAGAAGCAGAAGAATTTGCAGCAAAAGAAGCAGAAAATGTAGCGAAACTTTCTGGCACTGCAGCAAAAGATGCAGAAAACATTGGCAAGGCAGCGAAAGATAGCAAAGTTGTTGGTAAAACTTTTACTGGCATTGGTAGTATAGAAAAATTTGTATTTCCTCCTAGAGAAGTTATTATGGAAGCTACAAAAACTTCTTTCCTTAAAAGAGGATGGCAAGCAGTACTTAAAAAAATACCATTGCTTGGTTTTGCAGCTGGTGGTATTTTTGCTTATATCAGATGGTCTGAAGGCGATATTAATGGAGCTGTGCAAGAAATAGCTAGTGGCGCAACTGGTACTATACCTTATATTGGAACGACAGCAAGTGTTGTTATCGACGTAAATCTTATGGTCAGAGATATTGTTTCTGCAGCTACAGCTACAGCAGAAAATCCTAGAGGATTAGATATTTTAGAATTAGAAGGTTTAGGTTCAAATGAGGAAGTAAAGGCATTTTTAAGAAATGTTTTAGAATCCATAAGAGAATATATGAAACAAGATTTGAATATATATTTTCCAACTTGGCAAAGTGTATATGACAAATTATCTATTGCTGGAAAACAAATTTCTAAAGGAATTAGTTTTGTTCCTGAAGATTTTGAAAAAAATAGATTAAATGAGTTAAGAAGAAAAGCTGAAATTTTCAATGGACCTGATACAACAGCGACAGATCAATCTTCTGAATTTAGAGATACAGGTATAGATGGTATAATGCCATGGAAAATGAATTCTGACACTCCAGGAACATACAACAAATATACTGGAACAATTTATAATGACGATTTCCGTAATCGTGGTATAGGCGCTACTGATGCAACTGGTGATACAAACATCAGTGGCGGCGTTGGCGCTGGTACTTCAGTAAGAAAAGAAACACCATTTAAAACAGATAATGGTGGAATGATTCCAATCGGCCAATACAAATCTTCTGTTAATAAAGTTATGAGTAAAGAAGTATATGATTATCTAAAATCAAAAGGTCTTGATGATAATCATGCTATTGGTATGCTTGCTAATATTCAAGCTGAATCTAGTTTCAATGCTGGTGCTGTTGGCGACAACGGTACTTCTGGTGGTTTATTCCAACATCATGGTTCACGTTTTAGAGCCATGGTTTCTGCAGCTGGTCAAGACTGGCAGAACAATTGGAAAGGTCAAATCGATTACGCCCTATCAGAACAAGATTCTAAAATGTTCTTAGGAATGAATTTTAAATCACCAGAGGAAGCTTCTGCTTGGTTTACTTCTAAATGGGAAAGACCAAAAGATCCATCAGAAGCAACTAAAAGACTTGGTTTTGTTGAACAATTTAAAAAGATGTTTACTGGCAACGACGCAACTGTTGCGACCGCCCCACAAAAGAGCGGAGCGGCTGTCAACCAAACTTCATCGATGTTAGAAAATAATAGTGGTAAGAATAACTTTACCGATGCATTAAACAATAATGGTGGTGGAGGCTCAACACCTCCACCAGTTGTCGGTCAAATATCAAATCCAAAAATTGCCGATGCTGGCAAGGTTAATGGACCTGTTGGTGCTGCTGAGCATGACGTTAGAGATCTTCTAATGTCACAAGCTGCTTAATCAAGCACGAGCAGCTAGCTTATTAAAGAACTCCAAGCTATCATCATCGTCATCATCAGCGGCTATAACTGGTGCTGGCTTTGACTTGATGGTAGGAGCAGGAGTCTCATTCCAAGGTGCATCATCCTCATCGATAGAAGCAGCAGTCGCACGTGCAGCGGCTGGAGTCTTACCGAGTGTAGAATTATCAAGACCAAGAACCTTGTTCAGCTTCGCCTTCAATTCATCATAAGACTTGAAGTTAGAAGGAGCAAGGAAGTCTTGAAGTGAATGCTCTTTCTTCCAAACTGCTTCCATTTCAGAATCATCATCAAACAATGGACCAGATGCTGAAAATTCAGAACGGTCGTAATTACGATAACCATCGACATTACGAATCTTCAACTTGAGATTAGCACCTTCCCAAAGATCGAATGGGTTAGTTGGCTTTTCTCCAGGAAACTGAGGATTCATAAGATCATTGAGCTTATCCCAGATCTTCTTGCCATAACGGAACAAGAATACCTTACCTTCGTTCTCAGGATTTTGCTGATCCGTAATAACATAGATATTGGAAATAAAGTTCAGCTTACGCTTTTGAGTACGAGCAATTTCCTTATCTGATTCGATGCCAGAGTTCCAAAGCTGCGTATTGAGCTCACCTACGGGATCGGTCTTACCGATAGTAGTCAGTGAGTTTTCAATATACCAAGAGCC